GCACCAATAACACGAGTTTCTAAAAACTGTTCTGGTAAATCTGCTAATTTAGCAAATGTCATTTGACGTGCTTCACCGTTTTTCTTTTTAAATGTACCTTTATATGCTTTCATTAATCTCTCCATAAGTTATGGTAAGATTATATTATACATAATAAGCACTAAGCAAGTTTGTTTTTACGTAATGCGAAGGCAAACTGTTTACGAATTGTTTTCCACTGCTCATATTCAAACCTATAATGAAATTCATATGAATCAGAAAACATTTTAACATGGTTTGAAAGTTTTTGTAACTCCCAATGATTACCATGTATTTCTCCTTGCCATTTTAGAGTGTCCTTACTCATAATTCTATAGAAATTATCTAAGGAAAATACTAAGTTATGAACATGGTTGTCTGTAATTCTAACTGCGAGATGTACGTGTTGAGTTTCTGGATTGATTTGAATTTTTGTTAGGTCTTTGAACATGCTTCTTTTTTCTACTATTTCTAATCATATTACGCTCTTCACGTACAAACTTTTGTTCAAGTTGTATTCTTTTCTTTTCCCAACGCTTTTTGCCTGCTTTTTTAGCTAAACGCTTTTTCTCACCTTTAGACCTAAAGAAAGCGTTTTCACGAGCTTCTTTCATCACGCCTTCAATAAGTAGCTTCTTTTTCATTATACGTAGAGCCTTACCTACATCATTATTTCTAACAAAAATTTTCATATTTCTCGTAATAGTCTCTGACTGTTTCCTCATAGTTTGAGTACTCAAAATTAACTCCAAACGTGTTAAGTAGCTTATTTGAATCAAGCATACCACGTGGTTTTCCTGTTGGTCCTAGTTTAAGTTGAGTCTCAAACTCTTTTGGATAGACCGTTTTAAGCGCGCTTTCTGTTCTTACAAAATCATATGCTATATTATATGTTCCAGGAATCCATTTGTCTATAATATTTTTTACTATGTTAACAAAGTCGTCGATGTAAATACAAGCAGCCTGCTCTACTAGTACTGGTTTACTAATTGCAATCTGTCGCTCTATATTCATCCAGATTGAAAATTTACCATCTCCCATACCATAAACGTGTATGGGTCGCAAAATAACATCTTTTTCTCCGCAGATAGTTTCTGCCTTTATTTTACTGAGACCATAAGGGTTTTCAGATCCTAAAGAGTACTGCTCGTCGATTACTTCTTCCCAAGTGCCATAAACCATGCTACTACTAATATGTAGACAAGGTGTATGAGGAAAACATTGTTTAAGCCTAGTTAAACCAGTTACAATAGAATCATGAGTAAATTCTGGAAAATGTTGAGATAAAATTGCTTCGCTTAATGCTCCGCAATTTATTATTAAATCATAATTTTTTGAAGGAATAGGGGCTTGAAAGGAGTGGTTGTTAAAAATGTTATTAAAACAACCTTTAATTAAAGAAAGCCTATATTTAAGGTTTAGTTCTCTATGTTTTTTCTCAATGCTGTTAGTTTCTTGTAATCCTTTAGAACCTCTGTGAATATACTTATGACCAGGATATTCATTTGTAAACCCATCAAGAATATCTACGTGGTTGCTTCGTCCTAGTTTAGCCACTAAATTAGCACCTATAAAACCTAAACCACCTGTTATAAGAATTTTCATAATATATTTTTTATTCTATCTAGTTCTTCTTGTTCCATAAATTGATGACAAGGCAGGTGTACTAAGTTTTCTACAAATTTTTTAACATTTGGAAGATATTTTTGATTACTATAAAAAGGATAAGTGTTAAGAGGTTGCTTAAACATCGTTCTTGCTAAACATTTAATAGAGTGTAGTTTTTCTAAAACATGATCAACTTCGTTAAACGGCACAAACATTGAATACCTTTCCCAAATGTAATTTTTTCCAGGTATACATTTATAAGGAAGATTGTTTTTATACCAAGTAGCATTCTGTCTTCTACGCTCTCTATACTTACTTTGCTCAAAAATGTCAAACTCCTTTAAAAGAACTGCACAAGAAGTATTATCCAAGAAACTCTTAGTTCCAACTCCTACTACTTGCTTATTTCTATCTGTACCGTGAGCTTGAAGTTCGTATATTCTATCTGATAAGTTAGAATCAGCAGTAGCAAGAGCGCCGCCAGAACCTAGACAACCAGGAAATTTTGTAAAATCAAAAGAATAACACACTACATCAGATGAGTGTCCTGGTTTATAAGAATAAGGTTCTCCCATATAAAAAGAAGGAGCTGAGTCCTCTATGATTTTTACCCCATATAAATCACATACTTCTTTTATTTGAGAAACGTCAACTATAGTTCCAAAATTATGAACAATAATAACAGCTGAAGGTGCATTATGTTTGATCATTGTATCTAAGTTATGTAAGTCAATATTTCCAGTGTCATCAATATCACAAAAGTCAACTTCACGCCCCATAATAGTTGGAGCATTTGAGAAAGCTCTCCACCCATAAGCAGGTACAATGATACGATCTCCTACATTTGTTAGTAACTGAACAGCTATTTGTAGCGAATCTGTACAACAATTAGTAAAAGACCAATAAGGTAATTCTGAATAAGAAATACAAGCTTTAGCAAGTTCTGATTGTATTGGAGCAATATCTCTACCATCTTCTGCTTGAAAAGGGTATTCCATTGCATCAGAGATAGCTCTTAAATAATCAACTCTATGGAGATCAATTCTTTTTTTGTGGGGTATAAAGGAGATAGCTTTAGGCATTAAGAGACACGAGCAGTTATCCATTTTATAGCATCAGAGTGACTGAGCTTTGAGTATTTTGCTTGCATACGCGCTTCATCTTTAAATATCATGATACAAGGAACTCTGTTTTTATTTGAAAATTTAGCAAAACGAGAATCAGTATAATCAACTACTTCTATAGCTAGATTTGAAAGTGAATTACTAATTGCTTCTCGCTGTTCAGTCATGTAATGTTGATGTACTGAGTCAGTAAATAAGACTACTTTATAGTTTGGCATCTTTAGCTTCTTTCATTTCTTCAATTTCTGCTACAAGTTGTTTGACTAGATTTCTTAGATCTGTAATTTCTGAGTGCAAATAGTTAATATCGCCTCCTAGATCGTTAGCGACTTCACGAATCATACTTTGCATCTCTTTCGCTTCCATGCGAACATACTTTTCAGTTGCATACATGTATATATTTTACTATAATCTATAAACAAGTCAAGTAATAAATTGAGGGGTGTGTATGTACTATATAATTGACGTATTAAAAGCTTTACCTGATAACTTTATTCCAATTTGGTATAATCATATGTATAGAGGTAATGCCGTACAAAGAATACTTTCAGCTCATCTAGAATGTGCTTGGGAGAAGGCGTGGTGTGCTTCCCCTGATCCTTCAAACACCTCTCCTCTTGATTTTCCAGAAACTCATTCGGCTTACTTAGGCAGTGAAGAAAACATAGAAAAGTTAGGAGAAATGGAATCTCATGCTTGGGCTCATACAGGGTTTGGTCTTCACGACTTAGAGCGAAATACTATTTTAAAGTTTAGGCAAGCTGCTAAACAACACGTAAACAAACTTGTATTTTTTTCACAACATCCAACAGGTGTGTGGTCTAATAACAAATTAAAACGTGCTGATTTGTCTCTAATCAGTATAAAAAAACAAAATATCTTTTTATACTCATCTAAACCTTTTACTAGACCTTTTAAGAAGAACAGAGTGCGAAATGCTGTACCGATTGATAAAGATAATGTTTTTAATATTGATATCGCTAAACTATTTAGTGAGGACTATACAACTTTTTTACAAGAATACAATCAAATTATAGATTATTTTAATTTCACCCCAAAACCAAATGCAATTCGTGCTTTTATTCTACGATATCTAGAAAGAGAAAAACACGTTTCACTTGCTAAAAGCTGATTTTTTCAGTATTATATATTATAACTTAATAAGGAACAACGAATGCATAAACGTCCCTCCCTTCAAGAAGCAAAAGCTACCCTCTCGCAACACTCTCCCGATACAATGAACGAATACGAAGAACTTAGGCTTTCTCATGGAGATTTCTTTGCTGCTCGTTTTATTGTTGATATTGTCGATCATTTTAATCATTTACAGGAAAAAGTAGCTAATGGCTAAAGCAAAACCTTTATTTAATACAGGCGGATACTCTGACTGGACTATTCGTCGAACTCTTCGTGAGGCGGAAAATGCAGCACGTTGGTCTCCTTGGTGCGCAGTAAAATGGATGGAAGAGGCTAGAAATCGTATCTCTATCCAAGATCCGTTCTTTGATGAGTATGATAAATCAGCGAACAAGATCAACACACTTTGGCGCTCTTACACGAAATACATCTGGTATGACTCAAAATCGTTTTGGAGACAAGGAAACATTTCTCACGCTCCTCAACAGATTCCACTCCTTTCTGACACATATAAAGAGACTTCGTTCGACGATTTATCTGAACTGTTAAAATTTTAATCTTGCCATTCGGCACAAACTTTGCTATTAATAAGAGGTAAATAAATGTTTTTTAAACTGACATCGCGTAACGCATATCGTGATCTAGTACGGAACGCACGTCGCATTTGCGTTGCTGACATGAGTGAAGCAGAGAAAAGCGACGCTTTTCAAGAGCTGTATAACATGCTCCAACAGAAGTTGGATGAAACTACTAGGTCTCTTAATGTTCAGCCAGCTTATGCACGGCGTTGTGATCATTGGAATCAACGTGATATAGCTGTGATGAAGCCTGTCAAGAATGAATGTAACCCTTGGCTACGCTTCAAACGTGAGTTTGTTAATGCTATGAGCCAGCCTAAAGATGTTCACGCGAAGCGTGTGTCTGCAGCTCTAGCGTGGTTCTATGTGGAACCATATCGTGACGATTGGGTTGTCTAGCAACGTAGTTGCGCAGCTGGTAAGGTGATTACATGAAACAGCAAGATGCTAATGATTTAGTTTGGAAAATTTTATCAGGTATGCCTGTAGAAGTTTTTGATGATGACTCAGGCGAAGTATGGGCAAATGTTATGTTTGAGCTGGTTCGTCCTAGACTTGAGGGTGATTTTAAAGGGTCAAGAGAAATAGGTTCTGCAAATCTTGTGACAGCATTAAATCTTATTCATCAAAAATTACTTATACAAAGTACATCACAATCCTCAGCCTTATCTATGAAAATATTTAATGAAGCTTTGTCTAACCTTCAAGAACAACGCTTAGTTCGCCGTAAACCAGAAAAGATTAGAGAATCTTTTAAGGTTTATTCTTCCAACACAACAACTTAGAGGAAAATATGGAATACGCACTTAAAGTAGAAGTCAAAAAAGAAATCAACCGCATTGTTGATTTGATGGTTCAAGCTGACTCAATTCGTGAATCGATTGCAGAACTTAAAAAAGATATAAAAACAGAATATGCAATACCTGTAGCTACTATAACTAAAGTAGCTACTATTATTCGCAAACAAAATCTTGACGAAGAAGAAGAAAAATGGGATGAGATCAAGGAGTGGGTTGATATCTGTTCTTGATTTTATTCACCCAGACTGGCAAGATTGTATTTTTGTAAGTACTAATAATCTTGTTAAGAAAACAGTAAAGCCTCTATTGAAACATATAGAGGCTAACTCTTATTCTGATCCCCAACATCAAGATAGAATCATTTGTGATCTTAACGGAAAAAGAGCAGTTCTGTTAGAACAGGGCGATGTTTATGATTGGCATTCAGATTCTTTTTCTTTTAGTAATAGAACATTAAGTAATCCGCGTCCGGGTCGTTATTGGACTCGTATTATTTATTTAACAGAAGGTAAGCCTCTTGAAATAGGTGACTGGAATTCTTCAGGAGTTTTAGGAGCTGATTTTGATTATCCAGAACCTTCTAATATTATAGCAAGAATCCATCCAAGTCCTGGAAAAACAATTACTTTTCCTTGTTTTATGGTTCATAGAATACAACCCACCGTTGATAACGACCGATGGACTTTTGTTGACTTTGTTTCAGTAATGAAGTATAATACTATTAATTCGTCAGAATATACAACTCTAGCCAAAAGGTATTTTAATGAAGATTTTAGGAGTGAGCTCTTATCATCACGATAGTGCGGCTGCATCTTTAAATAACGGTTTTATTCAAGGTGCTACACATGAAGAGCGTTTTACTCGTAAAAAGTTTGATAAGTCTTTCCCAAAAAATACTATTCGTTGGTTACGTGATCAATATGATGATTGGGAATTTGCAGCTTTTTATGAAGAAACTACATATAATCAATTTAAATCAGATATTAAAAAATTTACATCAGCTCGCCCTGTATTAGTAGATCATCACGAAGCTCATGCTATGAGTTCTATTTTAACTACTGATTGGACAGAGTGTGCTATTATGGTTGTAGATACAGTAGGCAACCGTTATTCAACTTCATTAGGAGTTTATAAAAATGGTCAAATCGAATGGATCAAAAGATTTCGTTATCCAAACTCTATTGGTTTATTTTATTCTAGTGCTACTCGTTTGTTGGGATTTGAACCTTTAAGCGACGAATGCAAAGTGATGAGTGCTGCTGCTCATGGAGAGCCTAAATGGGCACCCTGGATTAATCAAAAAGTTGTAGACTATAACGCCGACGGCGACTATACTTTTTTACATAATTTAGAGCGCGGGGTAGGAACCGGTACACTAGATTGGGATATCGCAGCTTCTGTACAACAAGTTACTCAAAATATACTACTTTCTCTTACAACATGGCTTCAAAAAGAAACAGGATTAACTAATCTAGCATATGCTGGAGGTGTTGCCTTAAATTGTGTTGCTAATACTTATATATTAAAACACTCAGGTTTCAATAATATTGCTATTCAACCTGCTGCAGGTGATGCAGGCTGTGCTTTAGGAGCTGCTGCTTTAATTACCCGACCTCTTTGGGAAAACGCTTATTTAGGTGTTTCCTCTTCCAATGATATTACAGCGGATGAATGTGCAGATCGAATTATCAAAGGTGAAATTGTTCCTGTAATACAAGGACGTGCAGAGTTCGGTCCTCGTGCTCTTGGAAATAGATCTTTGCTATGTGCTCCTACTGATGATAACATTAAAAAATTAAATCGTATAAAAATGAGAGATACCGATTATTGGAGACCTTATGCACCTGTTTGTCAGATTGAAGAAGCTGATAATTATTTTAAAGTTTATCAACATTCTAAAGAAATGTTATTTGTTGCTGACATTACTAGCGGTAACTTTAAAACTCATGATAATACTGCCCGTCTTCAAACTGTTACTGGCTCTTCTAATGCGTATCTTTGGAAAGTATTAGAAAAAACTAGACAATATGGGTATCCCATTTTAATTAATACTAGCTTGAATGCGAAAGGAAAACCTATTGTCAACACCGTGGACGATTTTAAAAGGGAAGTACAACTACACGACTGAGGTAGATACTGATACACTACCTACTGGACGTACTTATCACACACCTGATGGATCATATCCGTCAATTACTACTATACTTGGAAAAACTTCAGATAACACTTGGTTGCAAAAATGGATAGAGAGAGTAGGAGAGGAAGAAGCTCGACGAGTTTCCAAAGAAGCTACAGATCGAGGCA